GTCCTGCTGCCGGGTGAGGGCCCAGGGCATCGTGTCCGCGTCGAGGTCGGTCGCGACGCCGAAGCCGGACGACTCGATCCACCGGCCCTTGCTGAACGCGCCGAGCGCGTCGGCCGCGAACTGGACGTAGTAGTCGTCCGTGGTCTGGTTCGTCCCGCCGTCGATCTTGATCTTGAACCCGTCCGTGCAGGTCAGGGGGAGCTTGTCGATCGCGTCGACCGACCGGAAGAGGGCGATCAGGAACGCGCCGCCCCGGCCGTCGTCCACCTTCACGGAGTCGAAGGACCGGACGCTCGTCCCGCCGATCGCCGTGTGGACCAGCTGGTACTGGCCGCCCGTCGGGGGCGTGACCGTGAGCGTGTAGGTGGCGGAGGGCGTGCCGTACGTGATCGTGAGCTTCGAGCCCGCGCGCGTGGCCGTGACGCCCGCGACGCCGGCGGCGATGGCCGCGCGGATCCCCTCGGCGACGTCGGCCGTGTGGTCGCCCGACTGGACCGTGTAGGACGCGGAGTCGGAGATCGGGGCGCCGAAGTTCAGCGTCCAGGTCTCCCCGACGACGCCGACCTGCTTCACGGAGAACGTATAGACGTCCGTGGTGACGGACGCGTTGACGACGTCGACCTTCACGACCGACCCGGACACGGTGGCCGTGTACCGCGAGTCGGCGTCGATCTGGTCGGCGAGGGCCTGCGCGATGGCCGTGGTCTCGACGGAGGACAGCTGGGTGCTCGGGGCGCCGGCTTGGGTCTCCTCGACGGAGAAGGTCCCGTTCGTGGCCTGGACGACCGCGGGGGTGAAGTGCACCCCCTGGTTGTCGGCGGTGATCGTGACGACCGACCCGACCCGCGAGGCCGAGACGTTCGCGAGGGCCGTGATGGCCGTGGTGAGCCCGGCCGCGACGAGTGCGGTCGTGTCGCCCCCCTGGACCGTGTAGGACGCCGTGTTCCCGAGGATCGTGACGGTCCAGGTCGAGCCCGTGTTGCCCGTGGCCGCGATCGTCAGGTCCCACTTCTCCTGGAGTCCGGCGGAGAGCGTGTTCCCGTCCCAGGTCGTGATCGAGAAGTCGACCGCCGCCGAATCCGTGGTGAGTTTGAGGGACGCCTTGTACGTGGTGCTGTACTGGGCCCCGCGGACGAAGAGGTACGTGGTCGTGTTGCTCGGGTCCGGGTCCGTGACGGCGGACGACATCGCGGCGTCCACGGTCCGGTTCAGGAGGATCGTGTAGTCGACGAGCGTGAGCGCCTTGAGCTTCTTGTTCGCCTTCTCCGACCCCGTGTCCAGGTAGGAGAAGTCGGGCGTGAAGGGGGCGCCGGCGGACAGCGGGCCGTAGACGCCCACCTCGGTCCCGTCGGTCTCGAAGACCCGGATGCCGTCCGACTGGAACGCGACGATGTACTGCTCGTCCGTCGAGCGGTTGATCGTGTGGATCAGGGCGTCGCCGAGGTCGCCGTCGTCGAGCTTCTTGAGGTGGTCGATCGGGTGGCGCTTCGTGAGCCCGTCGGTCGGCGAGACCCACGCGTTGTCCATGAGCTCGCATTGGCCCGGGAGGCGGAGGGAGTCGGCCTGCTGGCTCACCCCCTGGATCAGGGAGGCGACGGGGAGAGTGAAGCGGGGCACTCTAGACCCTCTTGATGTTCGGGTATCCGCGGTTCAGGACGCGCGCCGCACCCCAGCTGTCGAAGATAGTGCGCCGCTCGATGTCGCTCTCGGACTCCCGGAGCGTGGCGAGGGCCTGGTGCTCCTCGCGCGAGACCTCGGCGGCCGCGCTCGGCCCCTGGAGGCGGTCGCGGAACAGGCGGGCCGCGCGGAGTTGGACGTACCGGCGGAAGGTCTCCGGGGTCTTCTCGAAGTCGACGAGGTAGACGATCGTCGCCTTGAGGCCCGAGGGGAGGACGAAGGTGTGCTGGCCCTTCGCCCGGTTGTATAGCGTGAGGGCGTCCGAGTTGCCCGGGTCCGCGCGGAACACGAGGTCCCACAGCGCCGGGTTCGGACGGTCGAGGGTGAGGCGCACGACGTTCGCCGGGATCACGTACTTGCTCGATCCGTTGAGGACGAGCTCGATGTCGGACTCCGTGTTGAAGGACCACGCGCGCGACATGACCTCCAGCGAGACTTCGTCGAGGACGTCGGCCGCCATCGAGGCGTCGATCGGGAGCGGGGGCGTGAGGGACGACACGGGGGCTTCGTTCACGGTCCGGAGGATCGCGTTGACCGCCGACAGGCGCGTGGTCGTGGTGGGGGCGCTCATGGGCTGTTCAGGATCCTCGGGTGTTCAGGCGGAACGAACGGGCGCAGAAGTTGAACGGAAGGGGCGGGGGCCCCGGCCGATGCCGGAGCCCCTGCGAAGGACTACGCGATGGCGAGCTCGACGGCGCACTCCGGGCGGAGGATGCCGAGGCCCTGGGCCAGCGCGATCGAGGTCAGCCAGCCCTTGAGCCGGTGCTCGCGGCTGGACTCGACCTGCGCGTCGCGCAGCATGAGGCGGCCGGCCGCTTCCGACTGGAAGCACACGCCCGCGGTGTTGGAGAAGTCGCCGTAGTAGACGTTCCCCTGCTCGGACGCGCCACCCGAGCCGGTGCCGAAGTCGGCGTCGCCGGAGGTGATGTTCGTCGAGGGCAGGTGGTTCGTCGGGACGAGCAGGAAGCCCGCCGCGGTGTAGAGACGCGCCTGGGCGAAGTCGCCGTTGGCCTTGGAGAGGTCCCCGTTCAGGAGCGGGTAGCCGACCGTGGCCTGCGTGATCGTCGGGCTCGTCGCCGCGATCGACACGCTCGGGTCACGGATCAGGTTGGCGTGCTGGTCCCAGCTGATGACCGCGAAGCGCCCGTCTTCCGGGACGTCCTTGTGGTCCATGTCGACCTTCGCCGCGAAGAGGGCGTTCATGAGGGCCACGCCGCTCGTCTTCATGGCCGCGTCGACCACGACCGATCCGCCGTTGAGGCCGGAGATCGTCGCCGAGGCGCGAGCCGCGAGGATGAGGGTGTGGATCGCGAGGCGGTCGCTCATGACCGCGACGGCGCGACCGAGCTCGCGGGCGTACGGGCCGCGCACTTCCCACTCGCTCATCGCCTCGTCGAGGTCGTAGATGGTGACGGCGCTCATCAGCATCGAGTCGATGTTGATGACGCGCTCCGCACCCGCGATCTGCGAGAGGAGGTTGTTCGCCGTGTCGGAGATATCCTTCCCGGCGGAGTGGAAGAAGGCGGTCGCACGACCGAGGACTTGGAAGCCCGCGGACTTGCCGCTGGCGATGCTGCGCTGGCGCACGAGCGGCGCCACGCGGTTCATCTGGACGAAGGTCGCGAGGACCTCGCCGGAGAACTTCTTGTAGAAGAGGGCGCGGTCCGAACCACTGAGGTTCGATTGACCCGGACGGGAGAAGTCGGTATCCGACATGGGAGCGTTGCCGTCGTCGGCCCCGTTACAGGGCTAGACTGGACGGTTCCTTTGTGTGAGAGGCAGAGGTGGGGTGCGGCCTCGCTTCCCTACGCATCGGGCTTCATGGCTTCCGAGTGTCCGGCGCACCGGGTCGGGTGAAGTCGCGAGCTTCGGTCTGCTTCGCTGCTAGCCCTGCCCCGCACGTTGCGGAACAGGGTGTAAGGCGGGCCGCTCAAGCTCACGGGGAGCGAGCGGCCCTGGGCGTCTCGTCGGAGGGGTTACGAGCCGCCGTTCGGGCGGTGGGGACCACCGAGGAGGGCGCGGGCCGTCGGCTTCACGGCGGCCCAGAAGGCGCGGAGGACGACGGGGGCGTGCCCCCACGCGCGGAGGATCAGGGTGATGGCGGCGACCACGAGGGCCATGCGCCACGAGAAGCCCCACAGACCGCCGCCGCTGCCGGGGGCGATCGGGCCGCCCTTGTCGTTCACGACGCGGACGGCCGGGGTGGAGAGGAGCCACACGAGACCCCCGGAGAACCCGGCGAGCGCCAGGGACCCGAGGGCGCCGATGGGGACGAGGAACATGAGGGCGCCGAGGACCGCGCCCGCGAGGAGCCGCTCGACGTTCTGGGCCATCGTCTGGAGGACGGCGCACGACGTCATGGCGGCGATGAGGACTCCGGACCCCGCCCCGATCAGGACGGCCTTGAGGAGGGCGGAGCGCACGGCTAGTACTTCCCCGCCTTGATGCTGGCGTCGATCATGCGCTCGACGGTCGCGCGGTAGTTCGGGTCGCTCGCGTACCGCGGGTCGCTCTGGGCCTTGACCTGCTCCTGCATCGTCGCGAACATCTTCACGCCCACGGCGCCCGAGGGGGCCCCGCCGGACAGGCGGGTCACGGGGGCCCGCTCGGTCGGCGCGGGGGCGCCGGCGCCGGCGAGCTCGTACCGGGCGCGGAGGCCCTGGACCGCCATCGCGACGATCTCCGGGTTGCCGCTGTTCACGGCCGCGTTGTAGCTGGACTGCTCGGCGGCGGACAGGGACGACCCGGCCCACTCGCTCATGGCCTTGTACTTCTCGGCCCCGCCGGCGAGGGTCATGAAGCGGTTCATGTGCCCCTCGCGGATCGCCTGGAGCCCGGCGACGTGCTGGTCGATCAGGCCGTCCGTGAAACCCTTCGCGCGGAGCGCGCGCCGGCTCGTGTCGGACAGGGCGCCGGTGCCGACGACCTCCTGCATGTAGCCCTGGAGGTCCTGCTCGGACACGAGGGTCTTGTCGCCCTCCTTGCCGGACATCTTCGCCCGCAGGTCGTCGTGGGCCTTGCGGAAGTCCTCCGGAGTCTTGTACTCCGGCGGGAGCCACGAGGGCCGTTCGGCCGGCTTCGTGAGCTCCAAGGACTTCGGGGCCCCGACGGGCGCCTGGGCTTCCGGGGCCGGCTGGCCCTCGGGGGCGGGCGCGGCCGGCGGAGTCTCGGCGACCGGGGCGGCCGGGGCCGCGACGGGGGTGATCGGGGAAGAGACGACGATGGACTCGGACATGGGTTACTGCCCTCCTTGGGCGGGTTGCTGCTGCTCGGCCTGGGCGGCGACGCGCTCGCGCAGAGCGGAGCCGATCTGGGTGGCGGCGGGCCCGGCGACGTTCTGCATCATTTCGCGCTGCTGGGCCGCCTGCTGTTCTTGCTGGAGTTGCTCCTTCGTCTTGACGAGCCCCTCGGTGCGGATGCCGGCCGCGGTGAGGTAGCGGAGCGTGACTTCGAGGCCGTCGCAGTAGGACGCGGCCGCGTTCGGAAACACGGTGTTCAGGCCGGCGAACGCCTGGGTCAGGCGGCCGAGGTCGTTCCCGCGTCCGAGGGCGTCGATGCCCGTCACGATGGACGGCTTGACGATCTCCTCGGGGATCGGGGGCAGGCGCTTCTGGACGCGCATCCGGCGCGTGACGAGGCGGATGAGCGGAAGCTGGAGCTCCTTCGACGACAGGGTGTAGACCCCGCCGAGGCCCTCTTCGAGCTCCTGGGCCATGAAGCGGATCTCCTCCGCCGTGACGCGCTCGGCCTGCCGCTGGACGCTCGACGACATCTGGAACGCCTGGGCCAGGCGGGACTCGTAGGTCTTCGCGGACGAGCCGGCGACCTGGAAGTCGCTGAACTTCTGGACCTGCGCGAACGTGACGTCCACGGCGCGGCCCGGCATCCACTGGCCGTTCGCGGCGCCGCTGATCTCGTTGATGTTCGTGAGGCCCGCGGGGTCGACGAGCGGGATGACGCGCGCGCTGGCGGCCGCGCCCTCGACGATCGACTGCGCGAGCCCTTCGAGGGACATGAGGTCCCCGATGTACTCGTGCACGTAGCTGTCGCTGTAGTCCTGGCCGCTGTTCACGGACACGCGCAGGGCGATGTACTCGAACTCGTCCGGCCGGATCCCCTCCTCGCGGGAGTTGGGGACCTCGCACCCTTCGAGCTCCTGGTAGGTGCACCAGGTCCCGCCGTCCGGGATCTCCGCGTTCTTGTCGTCGAACTTGGGCGTGTACTCGGAGCAGGTGTACAGGTCGTAGTACGGGTCGCTGGACCCGGTGGCCTCGATGCCGTCGCTCGACCCCTTGAGGTCACGGAGCTCCGGCGGGACGTCGCCCTCGCACAGGCGCTCGTGCGTGATGATCTCCAGGACGCGGCCGGTCGAGTGCTGCCGGCGGACGACGTACTGGTCGATGTGGAACACGCGCGTCGCGTTGACGCCGTACTGGATCAGGGCGTTCCCGGCGACGACGAGGTGGCGCATCCCTTCGTAGAGAGACACGCGGAAGCCGGTCGTTTCGAGCTCGGTGAGGATCGCCTCGGACGCCTTCACCAGGTTCTGCTCGACTTGCTGGCGGGCGTCGTTCTTGTCGCCCGGCATCCGCACGCCGGTCAGCTGTTCGAGCACGTACGGCTCGACCTTGAACTGGAAGAACGGCGCGTTCGGCGGCATGACCGTCATGGTCAGCTTCGCGGCGAGGCTGTTCACGCCGAAGGCGCCCATCGCCTGGAACGGCGTGGGGAGGTCAGTCGCGAAGTTGTACCCGGCGTCGACGACGAGGCTCGGGATCGTGAGCTTCGAGCACAGGCGCGCGCGGCGCAGGTACGGTTCCCGGATCTGGGCGAGGCGCTCGTAGCGCGCGCGCACCGTCTCCGCCGGCGGTTGGCTCTCGGTCGCCTGGACCGGCGGGTTCTCGCTTCCGGGGTTGTCGTACATGGTCTAGGAGAGCTCCGTGATCTCGAAACTGATGTCCCAGTGGATGACGAGCAGGTCGCCGATCGCGCTGGAGGCGGGGAGGGTCGCGGTGATGTGCCAGCCGATCTCACCGGTGAAGGTGAGGACCGTCGAAGTGCAGTCGGTGCTG